CTCCGTACGAGTGGTACCACGTGGGGATTCAGCAAGAGACAGCGGAGCTGGTGCACCGCGAAATCTCAATGATTCTAGAGGGCGGTCACCCGGCACAGAGAGGCCGGGGCTGCCCCCTAATCTCAGAGATGGGTCGGGTCATTGACCACACCAAGAAATACCGCGGTGAATACCTGTGGATTCAGTTCCACCCACTAGTCGGAGGGGCCAACATCCACTTTAGGACTACCCAGGAGAAGGCGAAGGCCCTCCTCGGCAAGGACATGAACGGCATCTCGTTTGACGAGGCTGCCTTTGAGCCGCACCTTATGCAGATCTACCAAGAGGTTCTGAACCTACGGCGCCTGTCAACGGGTGGGCAGCTCCACTTCATTGGGACCCCTACCGAGGGCATCAACGACTACGCAGACCTGTGGGAGATGGGCAACACTGCCAACCAAGACAGGGACCCCCAGGTCTTTAGCTTCCGGCTTTCTACCCGTGGCAACGTCGGGTTTGGTCTAGCTGCTGACACATTTGATGCGATTCTCAGGCAGCAGACAGAATACTTGATTCCACAGAACATTGACGGCTTCTTCATTGAGGCAAGCAATGCATACTTCAGCTCAGCCTCCGTTGACTCCTGTTTCGTGGACAGCCTGCCCTCAGAGCAGCCACCTGCCGCCAAGCGCAAGTACGTCCAGGGGTGCGACCCAGGCCTCCTCAGTGATAGTACCTGGGCCATCACACTTGACAATACTGTGAAAGATGTTATAATAGGAGTGCGAGCGAGGACGAGAACAGGAAAACAAACAATACAAGCAGTAGTGAACATGGTTCGTGAAGGACATCTTCTCTACAATCAAGATTCAAACTGTACAACGATCTTAGATGAGACAGGGTTCGGTGGTAAGATGTTCAAGCAAGAATTCAGCATCATCAAGCCACTAAGGGGATATGACTTTGGCGGGACTAAGGCAAAGAAGCTTGAGCTCCTGTCTGACCTAAAAGCCACAATGGACAAGAAGATGATTAGCTTCCCAAGGACTGGCATCTGGATGCAGCTTCGCCGCCAGCTATTGGCGTACAAGCTGGACGACAAGAAGCTGGAGCAGGACGCTGTGATGGCATTGGCTGTAGCCGTTCGACATGCCCTTAGAAATCAACACACCTATGTAGAAAATCCGGTGTTCACATATTTTGGAGGTTCTGATTAATGGCAAAGCCACAGTATAAACTGCCAGAGGCCGACCAGCACGCCCTGACTATGGCGTCTAGCTCTCTGTCCCTTAAGGACATTGACCCGGCAAGCGACGAGAACTACGGCATTCTCAAGGATGCCTACACCAAGAAGCATATGCAGGAGCCTGAGCAGGCCCGACTCCGATCAACATTCCGTAGATTTGACCACTTCTACTACCCGAATACGCTCACGCTCGGCGGTGCCGATCACTGGGCGGAGGACCCGTCAGCTCGCACTGCCGGGCGTGCTCACGTTTCCGTTAACGTACATCCAGCATATGTGAACATTCCCTCATCCTTGCAGGCAGTACCTCCGGTAGTTAACTACGTACCTACCACAATGGACAAGGAGGGTCGCTCGCAGGCTGCCCGACGAGAGCGGCTATACTTTGCCTGGTCAGAGGCAAACGAGCTTGACGTACGCCTAGAGGAGGCTTGTCTCTACAAGAGCCTTTACGGGCATACCGCAGCTAAGATCTCTTGGGATGGAGTGGCCGGCATCCCTAGGGTTACCATCATTGACACCCCAGAGAATCTTTACCTAGGTTACGGCGACTCTAACTACAACCGCATTGACTGGGCCATCTACACTTACGGCCTAAGTCCACAGGCTGCCATGGAAGACTTTGGCATTGAGATCGTACCTGTCCAGAGCGGTAGCAAGTGGCACCCATACACTTACCAGGCAAGCCACGATGATCCTCTTGCCAACGTGTACACGAAGGAATACAGCCGAGACCCAGGCCGGATCAACACGGCCTATGACAATATGAAGATTACGGTGCTGGACTACTGGTGGAAGACACCTACAAAGCCTGGAAAGCCAGCCATGGTCCACAACGCCCTAATCGTTGGTAATACAATTGTTCGCCACGGAAAGCATCCAGAGCTAGCTGGCGTCCTACCTTACGTCACGCTGCGAAACAGCATGATCCCTGGTAGCCCGTACGGCAAGTCGGAACTCTTTGACGTTGAGCAGCTTCTCCGTGAGAAGGACGAGCGCATCACGGCGCAGGCGCAGATGATTCAGTCTGTTGTCGGTGGCCAGATGTGGCAGCTCGTTGGAGGCGACGCCCCAGACGAAGTTCCAGCCAACGCAATCCCTAAGCCGGGCCGCGTTGCTACGCCAGGACCTGGCAATGAGTTGCGTGCCATTACGCCATTCATTCCTCAGTTCCAGGTTGAAGATTACAACAAGCGCATTGACCGCGAAATTGCGGTAGTCACAGGACTCAACGACTTGCTCCTTGGGCTGGCTCCGTCAAGCGTTCTTGGCTCAAGCCGAGCAATCGCTTCTCTCGTTGCCAACTACGAGCAGCGCATCGCCCCTAAGCGGAAGCTACTTTACTCTTGGATGAAGAAGGTCTGGGAGATGTCCGCACGAATGTGGGAGGCCAAGGATAAGGCCATCAGCGAGATCATCGGTGGCGAGTATCGACTAGAGATTACCCCTCCTGAGCTTACCCCACGAGACACGCTTGAGCTTGCACAGACTGCCCTCAACCTTGTTCAGGGTCGCATCTGGAGCGCAGAGCGCGCAATGGACCGAGTCGGCGTGGAGGACCCAGAAGGCGAGAAGGAGATCATCCGCGACGAGCAGACCGACGCAACCCTCAACCCAGCCGCAGTTCTCACAATGGGTCAGCTCATGATGATGTTCCAGCAGCTTCAGCAGCAGCAGATGGCGATGCAGCAGCAGCAGGCTATGATGCAGCAGCAACAGCCACAGCAACCGCAAGGAGACCCTCAGGCTATGGGCGGCCAAGGAGTCCCTCCTGGAATTCAGCAGCAACTACAGGCGCAGCAGGCCTCTGCTGAGAACGCCTTCCGTCAGGTGGGACAGTCTCAAGGCACCGAGATGATGAATGGCGGAGAGATGGGTGAAGTTCCTCCGGAAATGCTTCCAGAGAACGCCCAGCCAGGCGCTGACCCACAAGCTGGAGTTGGCCAACCGGGTGACCTAGGGGCGCAGATTGCGGCTCTACGACAAAACAAAACCATCAATCGCCTAGCAAGATAACGGAGGACCACAATGGCACGACGAGGTAAGTTTGGACGTTCGGCATCGGGTTCACAGAACCTGTCGTCGCTGGTCTATTCTCTGCTAAAGGAAGAGCGCAACAATCAAGAGACCACGATGTTGACGGCATACAAGAACAATATGATGTCCGGAAGCGCAGCTGGGTTGTTTACCTCGGACGGTACGACTCGGCCAGCAACGGCGGCAACACTGGTTGACTGGTACAAGGCTCAGGCCTCCGCTGCCGACGCCGTTGCTGGCCGAGTCGTACCGTCCGAGGTAAACAACCCAGC